TTGTCCTCTCTTTGGAGGTTCAAGCCGACTGCCATTGTGTCCTGGTATCTCATCTGCTTTTGCCGCTAAACAATGTCGCTCATCGTCATTGCAATGAAATCGATGCTTATATCTTGTGTAATTACGTTTTCCCTCTTTGTACGTTCTATATCGAAGAAGGGAAATATCGCTATGCTTCAGCTTATCAAAGGCGCTCTAAAAGTACTCTTAATTGCACTCTTGCTCTCTATAGCTGGAATCCTACTCTATATCCTTGGCATGGTGGTCTGGTATGGTCCTACATGATGTAGTCATATGTTGTTATGGATTGCTCACGTTCGCATTAACCGCTGCCTTGAAATTTGCATTTCCACCAGAATCGACGTGAACAATGGTATTACCGCTAATGTCTTTGATCTTGAACCCGCCCGTGTTATTTGCTAATTGGATGACCGTCTCATTGGCAGAGTCAACGTATAAGACATCGCGTGCTGTTCCTCCTGTATCCTTAATTTGCAAAGTGTTATTGTTCGGCAATATGATGTGTCCTGAGCTGAGAATCAGTCCAGCGACGGTTACGATACCTGATCCGTTGGATGTAATCAGTGAATCGAACCATCCCGCAGCGAGCATTGTCTCCATTGCGTTCAGAAAGGCGTCGCTGATACCCGGAGCTGCCCCATTCAAGAACGGTCCCGTTTTAGTGTACGTGATATAACTCATATCGCTCCTTATGCGCTAGGAACAGGTCCGATATACAAAGTACAGGTCCGATTGATAACCTCTTGCAAGTCTTTCTCAAGCTGCTTTAGTTGCTCAGGCTTCAGCTCTACCAGCATTTGTCTCACACCTGATAGCGTGATCTTTGCCTCATTGTGCTCTAAAATGAGCGGCTGTTCAACTGGCATAGTATTCCTCCTATATCGTGATGTCTGCCCGTAGAGGTATGCCCTCTGTAGACAGTTTTGTGTGTGAAAACAACCCACGCGCTACTAATACACCTGAATTGGCTGCACTAGTAGCTGAGTTGCCGCCGAAATATCCTACTTCTTGGATATTAACACCTACTGCATCAGTTGCATTAAGATAGCCGTTCACTAGTATTTCACCTGGATTAGCACCATTGGTATAACTGCTTATTTTCTTTCTTAATACCTCAGATTGAAGCTTCGTATCAGCAGTTGTGGGCGCGGTATTCCCAGTACCTATGGCGACATAAGTGATCTTTGGGTTATTGTTCCCTGCGAGACCATCCCTGATTAAATTGAGACCAGCATTGGTGATTGTGATAGCTGACATACAAAAACCTCCTTATCCGGCAGGATACAACGTTAAGCTTGGATGCAAACCCGTTCCTGGGAACAGACTGGTAAGTACAGAAGCATTCAGAGTAGCAGTAGGTGTTAGGGTAGCTGTAAATTGCTGCAAGATAGATGTTTGCTGTGTACTACCAACATTAATGCTAGCGGCTGGTGCTTTCTGGGATAGTAGCTTTGAGAAGAAGTCCACCCAAGATACGTCATAAGGCCCGATGATAGCTGTTACTTGATACCAGATGTTTATCATGTCTAAATCTGCTATCACCACTGTTTCAATAAGCATCTGAGCATTGCTGATACCAAAGTAGGGAAGATTGGCAGCACAGAGTTGGCCCGGGGCAAACCCGCTTTGTCGTGTCGTGAACTGGAATTGAACACCTTGCTGAGCGAACCGTGTGAGCAGATTAGATCCCTCAGAGATCGCGTTTGCCGCTGAGGTAAGCGTTGGGTCATCAACGACTTCCTCATTAATACCGCTTGTCCCGTCAATAGTAGCCTGATTAGTTATCTGGGACGCATCACTCAAAATAGCAGTATTAGGTGTTTGTCCGATATAGGTAACAGAAAGTGTATCTGTACTAATAAGCTTCGTTGCGCCACTGGCTTGTGTGATATCCTTTGATCCTTTGTTCCAATACCAATCTTTTCCAGTGTCTACACCGTTAATGCCTACCGTCTTTCCCGTGCCGTTGACCGTGATAGTTGGTACGGTAGCCAATTCATAGTCCATTGAGAACACAGTCGTGCTGTTATCGCCCTTGCGTGTCTCGACTTGCTGTATTGTTTGAGTTACGCCCCCAGTGACGTACTGTGTATTCCTGTATGAGGGATTAGCAAACGTGATAGAGGGAGAATTGTTTATTTCATCGATTAGCGTGTCATCGATGGCAGGTCCTGTAATTGTGGTGTAGGGGACAAACCAGAACTGTTTGTTTTGATCGATTGACCAGTAGTAGGGAACACCTGAGCTAGAAGCCTCTGTTACAAGTGCGTCTAGTACGTCTGTCACCTTTGCATAGTAAAAAACAGCCTGCGGAACAAGTCCGACGTTTCCCCCTGGATACAAAGTTAGCGACGGAAAAAGATTCGGCCCTGGTGTTAGCCCGTCATAGATTTGACCTAGTGTTACCCCTTCCTGGCTCAAGACAGTATTGAGCACGTCCTGAGCTATAAACCCACAGGTTTTATTTGCCCAGACGGCAGCATAGACGCGCTTTTTCGCAAGGTACTCTTGTCCAATGCATTGCATAGTCCAGACAAGCCAAGGTTGAAATCCAGGCTTCTGTACTTTGGGAGTCGTGAGGTAGCCTGAAAAGGCAAGCATGTTGTTTTGATCGTATATAGCTACTTGCTGATACTGCTGATAGAAAGTGCTTATATCGCCTTCTACAGTGAAGCTTGCCTGTGATTTTCTGCCAATGGACGAGGTTGCTTGGAGGGTCCCTCCTTGGACGAGAACAGGAGAATTATTTATGAGCACGCTATAATTTGCCATATCTCTCCTTTACATGTCCCATACGCCAACATGATTGCGTATATGCGAAACGGTATAAGGGAGCATAATACGGGCAAAAGTGGCACCGTCCACTTGGAATATTATTGGCTGTCCTTGGCCTGCATGAGCAGGGGCAGGTGCGGAATGCTGGTAGCTCTGCTGAGCAAGATTGACGCCACTGGGGATATATGGGGTCACTAACTCGGCCCCACGTTCTCCAAAACCGTACCGCGTTCCTGTCCGCAGTCCCATGCCAACTATCGGCTCATCGATCACGCCCCCATTCGCGTATCCAATGTAAGATTTTCCCGCTGCTACCGCTTCAATGCCTGGAACATGAAATACATCTCCATACCTCCCCTTAATATAGCCGATGCTGGACGCTATATTGTCTATCGGGTTTAAGATGTTTGTATGACCTGGAAGAGCATGAGCTGCAAAAGTAGATGGTATCATCTGCATGATGCCTTGTGATGGATGACCAGCAAGAGCATTGGAGTCAGTGAGATTTATGGCATCAGTCCGTCCACCGCTCTCTTTCATAGCAATAGTGCCGAGAGGTCCCGCCCAATTGCCAGCTACTCCCGTAAGAGCCATCGCTGCTTCAATCCAACTTTGCACGTTGCCTGGAATATTGACCGATTGGCCCCCAAAGTTGAACTTGGGGAGAATGCCATCGATAAAAGAGAGAGCCCAATCTTTGACCTTATTAAAGATGCTGCTCCCAAGATCTGGTATTCCTAGAATGGAAGGAGAACTAATGTGGAACATGTTTATCAGGTTATCAAGGATGCTCTTTGCGCCGCCGCCTATCCATGACAGGACTTGACTCCCTAAATCACCAATGCCTTCAGCATAGCCAGGGATTTTGCCGCCAATCATAGCCGCAATGATCTGCATGGTTTCCTTGTGACGTACCACTTTTGTCCCGGGAGGTGCCCACGTAAGCTCAGGACCTTCTTCACCCGTGACCATAAGTCCACCCGGGTGTGAGTCCGTACCTTGTGCGTAGTGGGGTATCTTTGGAGCGGTCAGTATTGGAATGGTACCCGGTGTCCCGACTAGGCTTTTATGAAGGTCATTCAGTTTCGTTGCAAAGAAATTGATAAATCCCACAAATGCAGACATGCCGTTATTTAATTGATCTATTATTCCATTAATCAGCCCCTTGAATATATTTGATGCATCTGTTTTTATTTCATTCCACTTATCGCTTGTCTTCTTTTTAACGTCATCCCACGTGTCAGAGAACCATTTACCGATAGGTTTCCATATATCTGTAACCTTATTCCAAGCACCTTGGAATATATCATGGAACCAGTTACCAACGCCACCAAGTATCTTTTTCGTGTCTTCCCAACGATCCCCAAACCATTTGCCTATAGGTGTCCATACCTCAACAACTTTATTCCATGCTCCCTGAAACAGATCGTGAAACCAGTTGCCAACGCCACCGAGTATCTTCTTCGTGTCTTCCCAACGATCCCCAAACCACTTGCCTAGAAAACCAAAAAAGCCTGTAACATGGCCCCAAGCTTCATGTATCTTGCCACCGATCATCACCACAAAAGCCGCTGTTGGCCTTTCAACATCACCCCACCATTCCTGAAATTTTGCGCCTGCTTTTCCCCACAAAGCTACCATAATATCCCAAATTGTATGAAATACCGCTCCCATATAGTCCCTGAATGGCTTCGTGCTGTTTGTGACCTCAGTCCAACGGTCAGAGAACCAATGACCTATACCGCCAAAGAAAGCAGTTACCCCATTCCAAGCTTCCTGCCAGCGGTCATGGAACCATGCTCCGATGCTGCCAAATATGGCTTGCGTATCGTGCCACCTGTCGCCAAACCACTGCCCTATTCCACCAAAGAAGCGCGTAACGCCGCCCCAGGCTTCCGACCAACGATCATGGAACCACTGGCCTATCCCGCCCCAGATATTCTGTACATCTACCCAAATGCCATGAAACCAGTTACCTATACCACCCCATATGTTCTTAATATCCTGTATAATATCCCCATGCTTCTGCTTTGAACTCGCTTTGAGCTTGTCCATCTCGCTTTCTGTATCTGTGCGCATTTGGACATTTTTATTGTGTACTTCTTTTACTGTCTCTTCTTTGTTTGTTAGTTGTGTGAGTTTAGTCTTTAATGCTTCTTGCTTTGTTGTGTCTGTTGTATGAGCAAGTTGGTCTGCGATATCTACACGCATTTTGTCCAGTTGTTTGACAGTCTCTTCATCCATCTGGATAACGCCATCAAGATAAAATCTCTTCATATTCAATGAGTGGTATTTGGCTTTATCCGCAGCGCTCATCAGTGAGGTATCGACACCCTGTTTCATTAGATCAAGCTGCTCTTGTGACTTATAGCGCATATCAACGTATTTTTGCCCTACTTGTTGTGTCATTTCCAGTGAGTTATTGATCGCAGCTAGTTTCATCTCAAGCGTATGTCTTTGTGTCGCATCTGTTGTTTGTTTAAGTTGGCCTTCAACATTGTTTCGCATATTGATAAGCTTGGTTTGCACGCCCTCATTCATCTTTTGAGCATTCTCGATAGATTTATCTTTCATCTCAGCAGTGTGTATTTGAGCAGCGGTAGCAGCCGATTTTGTCTTATCATTTACCCCATACACAATATCATTCAAATATCCTATAACGCTTGTCGCTGCGCCTTTAAAGCCACCTGTTAGCCCCCCGACGATCCCGTCTACTATCCCTTTGAGCACGTTCCCAAACCCGCTGAATATCTCGCCTATTCCACCTAAGATAACCTTTAGATCGCCTCCAAGCTTATCAAAATGCCCAGTAAATAAATCTACTATAAATGCTACAAATCCTGTAAATATCTGAATGTAGCCTGAAACTATCTGAACGATGCCGCCAAAGATCTCAGCGATTCCATGCGCCATACCAGCTATTGAGCCGATGATACCGCCGAGTGAGCCTACCAGTAGGCCAAGTGCAGTGAGCAACGCACCGCCTATGATTTCTCCTACAAAGGTTAGTTCCGGTTGCAATTGTTTGAAGGAGGCATAAAGTTCTTGCAACGCGGGTTGTAGTTGGCCCTTCCATACATCCTGGAGTTGTTGCCAGACGGGGGTAAAGGTGCCCACGATGAACGCGCCTATTTGCTGCATAACTGTCCATGTATTTGCAAGGAAGTCCCTGAAGCCAGCGCTAGTATTGTAGAAATGCAAGAAAACAGCAGTGAGTCCTCCGATAGCCACACCGATTGCCAGGAAGGGCCAAGTTGCAGCGATAACACCAGCAGCAAGAGACCATACAGCAGGAACAAGGAATGTGGCTATTGCTGCGCCGATGCCCATCAAAATAGGGATAGCGCCCTGCCCGTGTCCCGTGAAGTCGGACAGCCACTTACCCGCTGTTTGTAGAGATCCCCCGAATTGTTGTAGCGCGGGTAGTCCTGTAGAGGAAAACCAATCACTGAATCTATTAAGAGCAGGCATAGCCTTATCAGTGAACCAGCCAATGAGTTGCGTTGCAATCGGCGCAAGTTCAGTGCCCATTTTGACTGCGAGGGCTCCCACCGCTGCCTTTGCTTGATCCATGCGGAAATTGAAGTTTTGTTGAACCTCGGCCCAGCCTGCGATAGAATTACCGCCTTTGTGCACGGCATCATTGATAGCGCCCACGCTCTGCCTAAACGTGTCCATTTGTGTACCCGATGTTTCCATAATGGCTGCCATTGATCGACTTCCACCTGAAATAGCTTTGAGTGCTTCATTATATGCTGTTGACCCTTCTGGAAATTTTGCTTTCATCGCCTTTACAATCATATCAATTGCATCAGGAAGCGATTTTCTCATTTCATCGGTTACTTGTTGTGTCGTGAGTCCAATAGATTGAAGAGCACTTGTTCCTGCTTTAGAAGGCGCTTCTATCGTCTTGATCATCATGGCAAGGTGTGTAGCTGCTTGTGATGCGTCATCACCTTGCTTTGTCATGGTATCCAAACCAGCCACAATATCAGTCAAGGAAATGCCAAATGTTCTCGCAGTTGGCATGACATTCGAGATAGCACCGGAAAGTCCCTGGAGCGTCATTGATCCCTGACCGACCCCAGCAATGAGCGTATTCATCGCGGCAGCTGCGGTTAGCCCTGTACTTCCAAAATTATTGAGGGTAAACATCAGAACTTTAGATACGTCGGTCAGATCCGCATTTTCAGCTTTTGCTCCCATTGCGGCTATCTTGAGATCTTCGAGTCCCGCAGCTCCATGCGCACCACCGCTCTCTACCCAATACATCGCATCGCCAAGAGCCTTTACTGCCGTCCCTGTTGGCCCCGCCATGGCAAGAATGCCGTTGCCAACGCCCTTGATGTTGTTTTGTGATTCGCCAGCGGTTGTCACAAGCTTGGTCATTTGTTGCTGAAAGTCACCAATCATCTTGCCAGCGGCCTCAGTGGCACCAAGGAACATCGTTGCCATCATTTGGACACCCATGATGGTCATGCCGATCTTCGAGCCAAACTCAAGGAGTCCCGCGCCCGCTTCTTGTATCCCTCCGAAGAAGCCGCCGACTTTCTCTTTCACAGTTCCCATCATGCCGCCGAAAAAACCAGACTTCTCTGAGCTTGCTGCAACCGCAGTGGACATACTTTTTGCCTCAAGTCCTAGCTTGCCCATTGCACTTGCCGCCGCATTTTCTGCAACAGCGACTTTATCGGCGGCCAACGATGCTTGGTTTTGCGCTGCAATGATTTGATCTTCAGAAGACGCCGCGTCAATCGTGATGTTCGCTGCTTTTTGCAATGCCGCCGCTGCCCTATCCTGTGCCACTGCAAGGTTATCAGCGGCCACCGCTGCCTTAGCCTGGAGATCCGAGAGCTTCGTGGTGTCTATGCCAGCATCGGCAGCTTTGCTTGCAAGTGCTTGAAGACTGCTTTGTGAATCTCGAAGCGCAACGGCAAAGCGATTCTGGACAACGTTGCTTACTTCGTTTGCTACGGATTGAAGCTGAGCAAGGTCGGCCTGAGCACTCTTTGTTGACGCACCCATGCTCGTTAATTGCGATTGTGCTTGTTGTACACCTTGTAGCGACACGGTGCCCACTAATTGGCTTGCGACAATTGCGATAGTATTCACCTCCTTTCTTTATTGATTGTGGCGTGCCTTTTCTTCCCTTGCATATATTTCAGCGTTACGTATCTTTAATGCCCTATCTTGCCACCATACCCCTCTTGAAGCTAATTCCCACGGCGGACAATGACACCGATCTGATGCTAACCACAATGGATAGTCTTCGGGACAATACCCAACCTTGCCATCCGTTGCGAGATAGCGCCCCAGCATGATCATGTCATCGTCTGGGGCAGTTCCGCGTTTGGGCGTACATGCCTCATGATGGCAAAGAGACATTGCATCTTGAATGGCAGCTCAAGACCCGCCATACGCTCCGATGTCAATGGCACCATCACTGTTTGCTCTTTGTCCTCATAGAAATCCCAGCTCTTGATGAGAGTGCAGAGCAACCCATTGAGATCGACAAGGGCATCTTTGGCACCCTTGACCGTGGTGATGCCATCGAAGCCCGCGAATGTGATGAAGACTTCATCGGTGACTTGTGTTGGGTAATAGACGATAGTCAACGTTTCACCGTATACGGGGATAGTTACCGTTGCTTCGTTCTTTTGTACTTCGCTGAATGATAAAGGCATGTTGTGTCCTTCTTACAATAAAATGCTCTTAAAGAGTTGTTAACGCATTCGTCAGTGTTGCGGTGTGTGCATGGCCCCACGTCGAGTCTTCAAAGATTCCGCAGCTCCATTCGATGGCATAGACACC